ACATTGCACAGTGAGTTATCAAAAGATAAATGAGCATCTTTATGGACAGCTGAATAACTTATTTGACATATGATAATTATTCGTATTTAGTTTTGTCCACCCTTAGAGAATACATGGGAGACATAAGAATAATGGAACAGACTACGATTGATCTACTCGGACAACAGCTCGAGCGTGAACAGGAGATGTTTTCGCTAGGGCGTGAGAGATACCTAAGTAGGCTTGAGAACAACTCTAAGCCATCAACTCAAAACAACCCACATCGACTTATAACCGATGCGCTGCCTAAAGTATCCAAGGCCATAGGAGATACTATTGCAGCAGAAGATAACAAAGGAGACGGTAGAAAATACTCCTGGTACCAGGACATCAAGTCAGTAGATTCTGACTTATTAGCTTACATTGGACTTAACAGCTGCATGGATGCAGTAGCTTCTAGCTCTAGTCTCACGTCTACAATAACTAAGATAGGACACAGAATAGAACTAGAGGCCTGGGCTGTTGGTCTCTCGAGTTACAATAGTAAGCTAGCTAAGAGGATAGAAGAAAAGGTAACTAAAGATCACTCAAGTGAACGCTATCGAGTGAAGGCAGCAAGAATCATTGCGTCTAAAGCAGGCTATAAACAAAAGGCCTGGTCTGAAGAAAGAAGAGTTAAAGTAGCTACTCCAGTGCTTAATGCAATACTTGAGCACTCTGGTGTCTTCGACAAGTGGGAGCAACAGAAGCCCAGGAACACTATTCGCAAGATAGGCCTCACCGAAGAAGCAAGTTTACGTCTAGCACAAATGGACTTTGAGTCATCCTGGCAAGAACCCATGCTTGCACCAATGATAGTACCACCGAAACCTTGGACTGAGTTCGACTCTGGATGTTATTACGACCCTGTTACAGCTGCCCAGGTTCCATTGGTCAGAGGGTCTACATTTACACAGCGTAAGGCTATAGACCATCAGCTCAAAGAAGGTAAGACACCTGATTACGTTGAGGCAATAAACGCTATCCAGGCAACACCATTACAGATAAACAAGTACGTCTTAGAGGCTGTCAATTGGTCCTGGGACAACGCTATGGTGTTTGGTAAGTTTCCAAGGAAGGAAAAGATAGAGCACCTGAGAAGGCCTGAAGAGTGGGAAGATATGTCTGACTTTGATAAGAAAGGTTGGACGCTGAAGGCACGTGAGATAAGAACTAAGAACCGTGAGATCGATGGTTCCAGAGCATTAATGCTGCAGGACTTAACAACAGCAAATGACCTGGTTAACTTTAATGAGTTCTTTTTGCCCTGGAACTTTGATTTCAGAGGACGTGTCTATCCAGTGCCACACTTTTGTTATCACAGGGATGACCATATTAAAGCCCTGTTCAACATGAAGAACACCAAGAAGATGGATGACAATGCAGGCTTCTGGTTGGCGGTCCACATTGCCAATGTTGGTGACTTCAACAAGATATCAAAGGAATCCCTCGATGATAGAGCTGCCTGGGTAGAAGACAACCGGGAAAAGCTTTATGACGTTGGTCGAGACATTAAAGGGACCTTTGATTACTGGAGTCAGGCAGATAAGCCTTTCCAGTTTTTAGCTGCATGCCATGAGCTAGCGAACTATATGGATTATGGTAATGAATATGAGTCTGCCCTGGCACCATGCCTGGATGGAACTAACTCAGGTGTTCAACACTATGCAGCAGCTTCTCTCAATAAGGATGATGGAAAACTTGTGAACCTGGTACCTGGTAATAAACCACAGGACATATACCGGGCAGTAGCAGATGTGGTTAAGGAAGACCTAGAGAATAGCTCTGATGACTTTGCAAAGGCTTGGCTAAACTTTGGTATCTCAAGGACAACTGTCAAACGAAACACAATGACCTACGGTTACTCTAGTGGGCGATATGGTTTCGCTGATCAGTTGTACGAGGACACCATGAGACCTTTGGCTGACAAGGTTATGAGAGGTGAACTAAAGGAACACCCATTTGGAGAAAAAGCAGATCAACAGGCTGCTGCTAGATTCTTAGCTGCCATAAACTTTAGAGCAGTGCAGCAGGTCATATCTAGTGCAGCAGCAGGTATGTCTTTTTTCCAGAAGGTTGCAGGAGCCCTGGCCCATGAAGGTAAGCCGTTTAGATTTACTACGCCTATTGGCTTCCCAGTGATACAGAAGTACACCTACTGGGATGTTAAGAAAGTAAAAATCTATCTGCATGACCGAGATGCCGGGGTCTTAAAACGAACACAAATCTCTGTAAGAGAGAAGACAAACAAGCGTATAGACAAGAAGAAAGCTAAGGCAGCTGTGTCACCTAACATCATTCATTCGATGGACTCAGCTCATTTGTTACTGACTGTCTTAACCGCACAGCAAAATGGTGTCTCTGACTTTTTCCTGATACATGACTCTTTTGGCACTACGCCTTCTGACACTGATGTTATGTATGGATCGGTAAGGGCAGCCTTTGTAGAAATATACAAAGACTACTGTCTCTACACTGATGTATTAAACCAGGCAAAGCAGCAACTTACACATGAAGGAGTTGAGAAACTTGATGCTGTTATCCCCGAAAAAGGTACCTTAGATCTAGACCTGGTACTGACTTCTGAGTACTGCTTTAGTTAGTACTTTTAGTTTTGTCCACCCTTAGAGAATCTAACGAGGTAAACATATGCACCCTAGAGAACGTGTACTAGGTTTAGCTGAGTATCTTCGGCAGCAACAACAACCTTATCCACAGAAACTCATTAAAGAAGCACAGAGGCTAGGAATAACCCTACCGCTGTATAGACCTAAGCAAGACCTTAATAAACAGGAGAGTAAATAATATGGGATCTAAAATATCCTTCACAACAAGTGTTGGCCGAGCCCACTACCCTTGGCTTAACAAACCAGATACTGCATTTGGTAATGAGCCTAAATACAAAACAGGTTTGATCCTTGAAGAAAAGGACAAGCTATTGACACAGATCAGAGACGTAGCAGTTGATGAGTTCGGTGCGAAAGCAGCAAACAAAGCGCACCTACCATTCAAGACTGATGAAGAAACTGGAGAAACAATACTTACTACTAAATCTAAGTATGCTCCTGCCTTCTTTGATTCGTCTGGACAGAACCTGGTAGATGCACAAGTACCACAGCTAAGATCAGGGTCTGAGCTACGTGTAGGTGGCTTCATTGCCCCTTACTCGGTCAATGGTAAAAACGGTATTTCACTCCAGTTAACCAGGGTACAAGTTGTAAACCCAGTTGGCGGTGGTGAAGGGCAGGATGGTTTCGATGCTGTAGAGGGCGGTTTCGTTGGTGATGAGCTAACACAGGAAGCGTTTGATGCAGAATCAGTATCGGAAGAAGCAACAGCAGACCGCTTCTAAAAGTAGTAGGTCTAATCAACATGGTATTAAGAATGGTTACCGAAGTGGTCTCGAAGACAAGATAGCAAAGCAGATACAAGATGCAGGCATCGAGCTTCAATATGAGACTGACAAGGTTAACTACCTAGTACCAGAACGTAGTGCTAAATATACACCCGACTTCAAGCTACCTAAACAAGGTGGCTTTTTTTATGTCGAAACAAAAGGTATATGGAACGTGGCTGATCGACAGAAACATCTTCTGATTAAGCAACAGCATCCAGACATCGACATCAGGTTTGTATTTAGTAACTGCAGAAGCAAACTCTATAAGGGATCGAAAACAACTTATGCTGCTTATTGTGAGAAGCATAACTTTGTGTACGCACACAAGACGATTCCAGAAGAGTGGTTACACGAAGGAAACTAAAGTGTAATCAAGGAGAGCTAAGGGTCACCTCTAGACTGGGGGTGGCCCTTTTTTTTGTGCCTGGGGGAAAGTAAATGTTAAGTAAAGAGCCACATAATGATTCAGAGTTCTTACACCATACAAGCTGCGAAGCATGTGGGTCTAAGGATAATGCTGCAGTATATGATGATGGTCACATCTTTTGTTTTGGATGTGGACATTTTGTACCAGGTGATGAAGCTGCCGAGCAGCTAAAGCCATCACCAAAGTTAAACAAAGATTTACTCCAGGGTGAGCACATGCAGCTACAAGCTCGTGGCATTACCTTGGAAACCTGTCGTAAGTTCGATTACTCAATCGGACATAAGAACCGCCCGGTTCAGATTGCAAACTACCGTAATGAGCATGGAGAAGTTGTAGCACAGAAGATACGTGATGCCGATAAGAACTTCACGATCCTGGGTGAAGCAAAGAAGATGGGCCTATTTGGGCAGCATCTGTGGACCACTGGTAAGAAGCTAGTGATAACAGAAGGCGAAATAGACTGCCTGACAGTTAGTCAGGTACAAAAGAATAAGTACCCAACAGTCTCGCTGCCTAACGGTGCACAGAGTAGTAAGAAAGCACTGATGAATGCCTGGGATTACCTGGATGGGTTTGAAGAAATAATACTCATGTTTGACCAGGACGAGCCGGGCCAGAAAGCTGCCATAGAGTGCGCTGAGTCCCTACCAATAGGTAAGTTCAAGATTGCAAAGCTAGGCTATAAGGATGCCAATGAGGCCCTTCTAAAAGGTGCTGAGAGTGAGATTATCAATGCTATATGGAAGGCCAAAGATTGGAGACCAGATGGCATCGTAAGCACCTCAGATCTTCGCAGCAAGATTACTGAAACTGAAGAAGCAAGCCTTGTAACTTACCCCTACGAAAAACTAAACGATGTAACCAAAGGTATCAGACCGTCCACCCTGGTCACTATATGTGCAGGGTCTGGTGTCGGTAAAAGTACTTTGATCACCGAGTTTGCCTATCACCTTCACAAGCATGGTCAGAAGGTTGGCATGCTGATGCTAGAGGAAGAGAACAGAAGAACTGTGAGAGGACTCATCGGTCTGCACCTGGAGAAGAACATCGTCCAGGATTTTAATGCAGCAGACAAGGATGAGGTCCTGGCAGGGCATGATGATTTGTTCCGTGAGCATGATGTGCAGCTGTTTAATCATTTTGGTTCTACCTCATTAGATGTAGTTGTTAATCGCATTAGGTACATGGCTAAGGCTATGGACTGTACACATATTTTCCTAGACCACATCAGCATCCTGGTATCCGGTGTTACCGGGCAGGTGACTGATGAAAGACGCTTGATCGATCAGATCATGACTACGTTAAGAACTATGGTCCAGGAGTTAGGAATCACATTGTTCCTGGTTAGTCATTTGACCAGGCCTTCAGGTGATGGCCATGAGAATGGTGCAAAGGTAAAACTGTCACAGTTACGTGGCAGCCACTCAATCGCACAGCTAGCAGATCAGTGCATCGGTCTCCAGGTTAACCCTGAAGATCCTACCGATGATACTCGAGATTTAGTGGTGCTCAAGAATAGGTTTACTGGCCAGGTTGGTTGGGCAGGTAGGCTTATATATGACAGAGAAACAGGTCGGTTAATCGATACCGACAACGATACAAGTCGTTTCTAACATCGAACCAGGAGAGTAAATATGACACAAGAAGAAAAGGTTTTGTCTTACCTTAAAGAAGGCAACACGCTTACATGTATGACTGCATTTAACTACTTAGGTATTACCCAGGTTGCTGCCAGGATATTCACCTTGAAGCAAAAAGGTCATCCTATTAATAAAAGGACAGTGCAGGTACCCACTAGGTATGAAAACCCAGTAAAGATTGCTGAATATTATTATGGTGAACCCAAAGAGCCAGTACAAGGCTCATTGGATCTATGAGTCTAATATTTGACTTGGAAAGTAACGGACTACTAGACCAACTCGACACAATCCACTGCATTGCTATCTATGACACAGACTGTCGTGATAGACGATCAGAACCTCTGTCTATTTATCATGGAGACAAACAGATAGAGATAGCCCTGGATCTATTAGCTAAGGCTGATGAGATCATAGGCCACAACATAATAGGCTTTGATATACCTGCGCTGCAGAAAGTCTACCCAGGGTGGAAACCAACAGGTCGTATAACCGACACATTGGTCCTCTCCCGGTTCTTCTACGCTGACCTTATGAATGATGATGCCACTGCTGTATCACACCCAGAAGAGTTCATGAAGCGTATGTGGGGCAGCCATGCATTAAAGGCCTGGGGTCTCCGTATGGGTACCATGAAGGGTGACTACGATGGTGGTTGGGAAGAGTGCAGCCAGGAGATGCTTGATTACTGTGAGCAGGACGTTCGAGTCACTGCTGCTTTATATAAGAAGCTGCTTAAACGAGGCAAAGGTTTCTCGCAGCAATCTATTGACCTGGAGCATAAGTTAGCTGAGGTCTGCTATCGCATTGGTAACAATGGTTGGACCTTTGATGTTAAGGCAGCACATGCTTTATATGCTGACCTGGCATCTATTCGTATCGAGCTTGAGAAGGACCTCGATGAGCTGTTTGAGCCCTGGGAGATACACACTGAGTTCATCCCCAAGGTTAACAATAAGAAGCTTGGATACGTCAAGGGAGAGCCCTTTGACAAGGTCAAGGTAGTAGAGTTCAACCCTAACTCCAGGAAGCATATCGCCTTCTGTTTAAAGAAGAAGTATGGATGGAAACCCAAGGTATTCACCCCCAGTGGTGAACCCAAGGTCGATGAGACTGTACTGCAGCAGCTGCCATACCCAGAAGCACAGAAGCTAGCCAGGTTCTTCTTAATACAAAAGAGAATCGCCCAGTTAGCTGAAGGCAGCCAGGCCTGGATGAAGGTCTGTGGTAAGGACGGTAAGATCAGGCACACCATCGTTAGTGGTGGCACTGTGTCTGGTAGAGCTAGTCATCGATACCCTAACCTGGCCCAGGTTCCTTCTACCAGGGCAGCATTTGGTAAACCATGTAGAGACCTGTTCACTGTGCCTAAAGGATGGCTGCTGCTAGGTTCTGACCTCTCAGGACTAGAGCTACGCTGCCTGGCACATTACCTCCAGGACAATGGAGAGTACGCCAAGCAGATCCTAGATGGTGACATACACACCTATAACCAGAAAGCAGCAGGACTAAAGACCAGGGACGAAGCTAAGACATTCATCTATGCCACATTGTACGGTGGGGGTGATGGTCTTATCGGAAAGATTGTCGGTGGGTCAGCTAAGGACGGTAAGCGTCTTAAAGGTGACTTTGACAAGAACGTACCTGCATTTAAAAGATTAAAACAAGAACTAAAAGCAGCATATCAGCGAGGCTATCTCAAAGGCTTGGACGGTAGAAAACTGTTCGTGAGATCGGAGCATAGATGTCTGTCACAACTGCTGCAATCAGCAGGAGCAATCTTATGTAAGCAATGGGTTGCCCTGGTTGATGAAGCAATAACAGACGCAGGACTTGATGCCTATATCGTGGGTTGGATACACGATGAGGTACAGATTGCCTGTCGCAACGAAGAGGTAGCAAAGCATGTCGGTAATATCACTGGAAGAATGGCGAAAGAAGCAGGAGAGACTTTCCACATCAGACTCCCAATCGAAGCAGACTACTCCGTGGGACGAACTTGGAGCGACACCCACTGAGGGTGGTGACCCCAATAGTGACCTGGAGTTACTAATAGCATTCTGGATTGTCCTGGATAGGGCAGCCAGAGATCCTTTCACAGTCAAATCTAACTTCGCTAGAAAAGGTGCCTGGTACATCGCTGTATGTGCTAGTCGTGGCTTTATCACTACAGAAGCTGATTACGAAGTGTTCAGCAACCTGTGGATGATTACTGAAGAAGGCATAGAGTTTATGGAGAATCTTGATGAACGTATTACAGAACTTATGTAACGACAAGACCACGCTGCTCATCGATGGTGACATCTATCT